ACAGCTTCTCGGATATGAGCCTATTCGGTGCGCAAATCTCGAAGAATTCGCCTACACCCCGGTAATGGCGGGCATGTGGCGGCAGTATGAAGTCTGGGACGGAACGTATACCCTGGATGACCTGCTGGACGCGCATGAAATGCTGACCGTGAAGCAGGAGAACGAGCTGCGGGCCCGGCAGGCGGCGGAAAGGAAGTGATGCCATGCTCGATGTCATAAAATCATACCTGGTAGCTCTGGGCTTTCAAGTCAATCAACCCGAATTTGATAAGGCGCAAAACGCCGTGACCGGTTTAGGCCGGACGATTCAGACGGCCACGGCAGGCATGACCCGAAATTTCGCCGCCGCCGCTACCGGCGTCACGGCAGCGCTGGCTGCGATAAACGCCGCCACAGCGGGTCTGATGACGCAGGTAGCCGACGCCGATATGCAGTATCAGAAATTCGCCCTCCGGCTGTGGACGACGAAGGAAAACGCCAAGGAGCTGAAAACGGTCCTGGACGCGATGGGCGAAAGTATGGAGGACGTAGCCTGGATCCCGGAGCTGCGGCAACAATATTTCCAGCTGGTCAGCCAGGGGCGGCAAATGCAGACGCCCGGCGACGCTGGCGGGCAGCTCCGGTATGTTCGCTCGATTTTGTTTGAATTTAAGCGGATGAAGCTCGAAGTACAGTACGCTACGGAATGGATTGCCTACTATCTGGGCAAATACCTCAGCGGGCCATTGGCGAACATAAAAAAGCAGTTAGGCGACTTTAACGAAAGACTGACCGCCACAATGCCGCACTGGACAAAGCGAATCGCCGAGGTGCTAGTGACGATCATGAATGTCGGGATGGCGGTCGTACGATTTATCCGGGATTTGTACCGCGGAGTTATGCGGCTGTTCGATATGCTGCCCGTCGGTGTGAAAAAGGCCGCTATGGCGATTGCCGCCATTGGCTTGGCTTTCCGAATCAGCCCTTTAGGCGCGGTAATTACCGCGTTTTTGATTTTATTAGAAGATTTTTACGGCTACATCGACGGGCGGAAATCGTCTAAGACCCTAGCGCCTATTTGGCGAAAGCTCATTGAATGGTTTGAAAAAATTAAGGAACTGTTGCCAGTAGTTAAAGGGCATTTAGAAGATTTTTGGGCTGAAATAAAAAAGTCCGACGGGTACGCCCTGTCGGTAAAAATTCTGCACGATGTTTTTAGGTTCTTAGAAGCGACGCTTAGAAATATTCCGCCCCTGCTGGTGGAAGCGTTCAGCGAAATCGGCAAATCGCTTGTAAAAAACGGGGTATTAGAGTCCTTCCGAAATATGTTTTATGAGATCGGCAAGGCGATCGATATGATTTTCGTTGGCCTGTCTAAAGTCATGGAAAAGCTGGGACTCCTGTCCAGCAGCTCCAAGTACAAGAGTTTTTGGTCCTGGTTCGGTGATGAGCTCAGCCGGGAATTGAAAAACCTGGCGACCTTTGGGTCTATTCTTGCAAAACTGGTACAGTTGATCGTAACCGTCATGAGCGGCGACGTGAAGAGCGCCGCCGCTATTGGCAGGTCGATCGTCGGTGACATCGGCAGCATTTTTGGCCTATCTGGTGAGAATTCAGCCGGAGGGGGCGGTGGCGGCGGGAGTTTCACGGAAAGGCTTAGAAAAGCGATCGCGGATAAAGAGTCCGGCGGAAACCCGACCGCTGCAAATTATGACGGTATGGCTTTTGGCAAATATCAATTTCAGCAGGGGACATGGGATAGTGTAGCAAGAATGGCAGGCAGGGACGATTTAGTAGGGATCGATCCGCGGGACGTTAGCGAAGCAGATCAGGATCAAGTAGCGCAATTTTACGTCAATTATTTGTGGAGTAAATACCACGACGCTAAAAAAGTTGCCGCGGTATGGTACGCCGGAGAAACCTATGTAGATCAATGGGCAGCAGGAAATCCCCCGTACGATCCCAATGCTCCTATGGACCGTGAAGGGTATGTTATTACCAGTCCACGCAGTTCTGGAGAAGCGGCGTACCCTAGCGTCAACAGTTATGGCCAAGACATCGTTAACCGGATGGGATCTGCCAGTCCGATGTCCTACACTGGTTTTGACACCGCCGGTATCGTTACGAACGCGAGGGACAATATGGCGTTTTACCGCCAAAACGCTTATGCGCCGTATGCGCAGGCCTTGGATGGCGGCGGCGGATCTTCCATGTCTGTCGGCCCCGTGTATATCAGCATTACACAGCCGAACGCGACGCCTGACCAAATACAGCAGGCTGTTACAGAGGGCATGCGGCAGGCGCAGCAGAAAAATACCGCGATCCAAATTCGCGAGTTAAAGCCGGTGATTTTATGATGGATATACAAAAGGCCTGGGGTTACTACAACCTAGCTAAGGTAGTACTAAAGAGGGCGGAAGAAAAGCAACAGGTGCCGGAGGGCGACTTGAACAAAACGGCCTACCGTCCGCCGGAATGGAACGGGCTGCCGACAGAATTGTCGCAGTTGATACTGGTTAAAACGAATATCGCTGGATTCTTTTTCGACGCAGTAATAAGGGAGGATCATACATCCTCCCTAAAAATTACTTCGCATCCGGTTCAAACCGGCGCTAATATTACGGATCATTCTTTTGTTGAGCCGAAAATGCTCACTATGGAAATAGCGATGTCTGACGCTGTAGATGACATGTACGGCCAGCAGTTTATCAGCTATGTTGCACCAGGAAACGCCTCTGCGTATCCAAGTAAAAGTAAGTCGGCTTATCATTTATTGCTTAACCTTCAAGAATCGCGGATACCCGTTAGTATTTTAACCCGCTTAGCTCAGTATGATAATATGCTGATTGAAACCATTTCTGTTCCGGATGATTCAAAAACTCTATATGGCTTGCGATGCACGGTGACGTTGAAAGAAATATTTGTTGTAGAAGTCGCAAAAACGAGAGTCAGTGCAAGGCCGCATGATACGGACTTCACTGATCGGGGGAATCAAAAGGTGGATATAGTTGATCCGGGGACGGGTTTATATCAAATGGGCTTATAACTACTATAAGCCGTTATTAAATACCAGCGCTTTAGCTTTAGGCCGTCTACTTTCGATCTCATCAATTAATTTTGTGCTAATAATCCATAGGGTAGCGTAGTAACGGCCGTCTTCTCTGGGGCGCAATATCTGTAATTCTAAGGTGGTGATATCGCCTTGCCACGTAGCAATATCCCACACTCCAAGGCCGTTTCGATCCCCTATATGTTTTACATCTTTAGTCGGGTTCCCAAAATTGTCGTAAAGAAATTTTTCTAAGGGTTCTGTGTTGTCCTTATTTACAAAGTACATGCTTACCCTTGAAAATATGGGCGGCGCTTTTTCGTCTCTTTGGTAACTATAGTAGAGTAATTCGCTAATTTTAGCATTTCCTAATTGACGTGTATCGGAGGGGTTGTAAAATACTTTTTCTGGATAATGCTCTTTTGCTTCTAGCGAATTAACGGTTACATAATATCCTTGGTTCGGTTTGACGTATTGGCTTAAAATACTTCCCCATTCAATGCCCCTAAATCCTGACGGTTCATTTGGAAAGGCTAAAGCCCGCCCGCTGAAAAGCACGAGGAGAAGCAGGGCTAGGATAAATCTTTTCATGGTATTTAACCCCCATTTATATTTGTGGTTCATAGTAGCATCTACATTCCCAGCACAAGGGAAGTAAGGGTAAATTATTAAGGGTATAAACCCTATTTTTATGTTTTTTACACTCAGAACACGTCCTTCCATCTTCGCACGTCTTAATCCGGACCTTTTTTATGCTCATATCTCGAAATTTATTTAATTCATCCATCCTTTTCAGAACGCTTAATTCATGCCGAATGTATATAGCAGCTACCTGTTTTTCCGTGCAGCTCCCCCTCTTTCTTCGGCTATTTAAAACCCGATAGATTTCACTGGGGAACTGTAATTTTATAGCGCCTGAATGAACAATTTGCATAAACTCAGTAACTAATACTTCTGGTCGTGATGACCGATGCTTAATAAGAAAAGATTCCAAATCTTTCCTGATTGTTTCAGGAGCGTTTAAATGTGAGCAGAGATTAATGCTTTTCGAAAAAAGGGGAGCAGAAAACTTAATGCCATAACCCGATTTTTGCGCCGCATTCCGCCAGCCGCTTTCTTTCTTTGGTTTAGCGTTTAGTAACCCTTTTAAAAAATTAAATATAGTTATCTGAATCATCCTCCTTTCTGTGCAATACTTCTACAAAAACCAGAAATTTCCTTGCAAAATAGCGAGAAGGTGACTTTATGGCTTATCAAAAAATTCCGCTGACAACGGACCCTAATCAAAAATTCACATGCACGCTGCAAATTGACGGGCAGAACAAAACACTGTCTTTTTTTGTTGCGTGGAATTCAGTCGCGGGTTATTGGGTGATGGATATTACGGACGAGGCGACGGGCACTGTCATGCTTTCCGCCATCCCTTTACTTCCTGGGGACCCCCCGGCGGCGAATATTTTAGAACAATACTCCTACCTCGGTATTGGTAGCGCGTATATAGTAAATACGGGCAACTATGAAACGGAATCGCCGAGTGATTCAAATTTGGGGGCGGACTGGGCCCTAATCTGGAGTGATACACCGTGAGTAACTATCTATATGGCCGCAAATGCCGGATTTATGTGGTGAATAAAGAAAATGATGCGTGGGAGGTCTCTAACTTACGCTGCACGTTTACGATCGAAAAATCAAAGCTGCCCACGATAAATGATGCCGAGGTATCTATCTACAATTTAACCGCGGATACTGAACTATCGCTTATAAAAGAGGGGAATAGACTTGTCATTGAAGCCGGATATGAGGGCATTATTGATACCGAAAGTGGACAACAGGCGGAAACAAAACAATATGGAAAAGTATTTGACGGAGAAATAGTGCAAGTTCTATGGGATAGAGAAGATAATGTCAACAATAAACTTACTTTAATTTCACTAGACGGCGATAGCTTTCTTAATTTAGGGTTTATCAATAAAACTGCGTCATCTGAAATGGATCAAAAGGCGCTAATAAATTTCATATTGACTCAGAGGACTATCCCGACGGAAAAAACGGCGATGAAAAAACAAACTGAAATTGGACGCATATCCTCTCAGTTATCTACTCAAAAACTTCCGAGGGGTAAAGTTTTTTTTGGCAGGCCCCGTGATTATTTAAATGATATCGCATTAGGAAATTCCGCGAATTTTTGGGTGGACGATGATAAGGTTTACATTACAAAAGTTACAGACGATGTACCTGGTGAAGCAATCGTATTAACACCCCAAAATGGGTTAATCGGAACGCCCCAGCAAATTCGGCATGACGTGTCGATGCCTTATAAACTCATCCATAAAATTAGATGGGTTAGTGAAAATAGATAATTCTTTAGTGCGTCAGTTCAAGTTATCAAGGGGGCAAAATTCAACGTCTTTAGATCAGGACGGAATCTATCAAATATGCAAACTTATTCATATCGGAGACACTCGCGGAGATGAGTGGTATACCGAAATTACTGGTATTAGCTTGTCGGGGAAAATCCCCACCATGCTTGCGCTTGCAATACAAAATCCAAATTAGGAGGCGCAGCCGTGTTTACTATTCCAGAAAGAATAAAAAACCAAACGGATTTGTTTCGCCGAATGATGGACGCGGAAAATATTAACCTTCGCGTAGCCCTACCGGGAATTATCGAGTCTTACGACCCTGGCAGGCAGACGGCTACTGTACAGCCGGCCATCCGCGAAAACGTAAATATAAACGGAAATCAAGAATGGACGGACATTCCCCTGTTGGTGGATGTCCCTATTTTATTCCCCCGTGCCGGCGGTTACTCGATTACGTTCCCCGTGGCTAAAGGCGATGAGTGCCTGGTGATTTTTGCGGACTCCTGCTATGACGCTTTCTGGCAGTCCGGGGGCGTTCAGAACCAGGTCGACCGACGCCGGCATGATCTGTCTGACGGGCTGGCTATTATCACGAAAATTTCACAGCCGAACCGGCTTACCGGCGTATCCACCGGCAGCCTGCAAATTCGCAATG